TGACTCCCAGTAAGCGAGCTAACCCCGCCTAAGCTTTAAAGCTATAGACGGGGTGTGCGCTCTTCATTTGTCATCAAAATTGTCTACAACAACTTCCCGTGGCCTACACCCACAGAACAGCAGAAAGCCAAAATCGAACAAACCGCGCAAGCGATTCTGGACGCACGCGCCCTTTACCCGGACAGCAGCTTAGCCGACTTGTACGACGATTTAACCATGCCGCCGGAACTCCGCAAAGCCCATCAAGACAATGACCGCGCCGTTATGGACGCCTACGGATTCACAAAAGGAACTGCCGCAAGAACCAGCGAAAGCGCCTGTGTGACCGAGTTAATGAAACTTTACCAGCAGAAGGTATCTGCCGCACAATCCAAATAATCGCTTTGAAAAGTTGACATCAAATAAGCTCCGGGGGCTGCATTGCTCCCGGAGCTTGCTATTATTGGGGGGCATCGGCTTGTTGCAATCCATACACAAGACTGCGCACAAAGCGTAGCCCTTGCCCGGGTTGTGTCAACGGTATGGGATGTTTTTGAAAACGTGGTGCAGAAAATTTCTCTCAATAGACTCATCCACAGAAAAACATAGGGTTCAACCAAAAACTCGCTGGAAAAAGTGTGGATTTCGGCAAAAACTCGCTGGGAAAATGTGCAAGACACAAAAGTGGCAGGAATCATGACTCATACACAATGCTGAGAGTTTTCTTCGCCACGCTCAAAAAAATAGGTACGCCCGCACAATGTCGGCATACCGATATACGACGACCAAACATTGCAGCGCAGCCATCGCCGTTTCGTTTTGAGCACAGTTTCCTCTTGCCAGGCTGTGCGAATGGCATACACTTATAATTGTACGATAGATAGCAGCATAATAAACGACTTCCGTACAATTCACATTCTGACGAAGAAGAGCAGATTCACCCAAGTGGTGCGTCTGCTCTTTTTTTGTTGCCAACGAATGAAAGAGGTGTAAGACCATGGCAAAACCCTGGACAGCAGAAGAATTAGCGATTATGAAGCAGCGGTATCCGAAAGAGGGCGCGAGTGATGCGCTCGTCAAGACCTTGAACCGCACGAAGCAGGCGATTCACTTCAAGGCTCAGCAAGTTGGGCTTCGCAATGTGAAACGAAAGAGATTTACTGACGAAGACATCGAAATTCTGAGAGAGCGGTATCCGAACGAGGGTGCCAGCAAAGACATCCAGAAACTGCTCGGCAGAAGCGCCGCGACCATTAACAGAAAGGCTCGTCTGCTCGGCATAAAAGGCGCTCGGCATTATTGGACCGAGGAGAAGTTGAAGATTCTGGCTGAACGATACCCGAAGGAGGGGGCAAGCCAGGAACTGGTGCAACTGTTTCAGCGCAGTGCCTATCTCATCAGTATGAAGGCTAACGCATTGGGGCTCCGATACGAAAATAGACGCCGGTGGACCAAGGAAGAGGAGGATATTCTCATTGAGAGGTATCCTTGGGAAGGTGCAAGCGAGGCTCTTTTGAAAGACATCAACCGCAGCCGCGCTTCTGTCTTGAACCATACGAGCATCATGGGCCTTGTGTGCCAGAAACGCTCGACTTGGACAGCTGATGAGGAGAAGGTGCTCCGGGAACGCTTTCCCGAGGAAGGTGCGAGCGAATCTCTGCAGAAAACTCTGAACCGAACAAGTACTGCCATCTACTGCAAAGCGGTGCGCTTAGGATGCCAGAAACCCGCCAAAAAGAATCGCAAATGACCTCTTGCACATCCGTGCGGCTCGAGGTATACTAACCCTGTAATCAAAAAGAATTATCTTTTGCGAGGACTCCGCTACTGGCGCAGTTCTCGTTTTCTTTTTGCCCGGATTTCGCAGAGCCGCTGAGAACCGGCACTACTTGCCGCCTGCCGCCAGCAAGCAGGGTACTCACCGGAACCCCAGCAGAAAGGCCCCCGGTGCGGATGCCAGTGCGGGATAATGCATGTTCAGAACGGAAAACAAAAATGCTGCCGCCCATCTAACGGGTAGCAGCATTATTTTTTGTCTGGGATAGTCAGAGGCTATAGGTTAAGTATCAGACGCGAACGCCCATCTCGTCAGCCTTGTCATCCTCGACAACCAGATAGTAGTATACGTCACCGAACTCTAAGCCCAACTCATCGGCATACTTTTTCAGAGTGTCAGAGAACACTTTCAGGTTAAAGCCATTGCCGGGATGCTCTTTCTGCCATGCTTCGATTCCCCGCTTCGATGCGGCAACACAGGGTCTATCTTCCTTGTCGTCATCGTCAAAGGTGAATCCGTCTACCAGACGGCGGGGGGTATCGTCCGAAGCCTCATTCTGGATGACATAGGCGACGATAGCGGCTTTGCTGTTATAGTCCGAGTTCTCCGCAAAGAAGTCCTCGATGTCGCCATGCCGTACAACAACATTCTCGTAGAAATCCTTGATTTCGTTGTCGGCGTACTCGTTCGTCATGACCTTCTTATGGTTTTTAAGGAACTTGATGAAGGTCTCGTCGCTCAGGTTGTCAGCATAGAATCCGAGTGCATCCACACGAACTTTCACAAGACTGGTCAGAAACTTCTCCATTTTCGCAAAGACATGCTTTGCCGTAAATGCCTTCTTCAGGTTTATGGTATAGTAGAATACCGGGAAGTCTTTAATATCTACACCGCTTTCGCTGAAATTCTCTCCTACTTTGTCGATAGCCTTGCGCAAGAAGGGCGCATACTTGTACAGTGCATCGACATCGGTGATGTAGTCGGTAATGTACAGCTCATTGTTTTTGCTGTAATGACCCAAGAGCCCGACGGCCACAGAAAGGCGGATGCCACGCTGAAAATTTGTCAAATCGAAAGTAACGGGGTAAATTACATTCGCAACAGCACCATCCTCTGAATACTCGACGGGAGTTGAGCAACGATGAATACCGAAAAGGTCATAGCCGTCCTTGTGGATGCTCATGTACTGATTCTCGAGGATGACGAGATTATACAGCGGCAACGCCATCGGAATCTGCGCTTTCAGGAATTCGAGGAAATAATTCACATTCTCGTGAATCCATGTGTAGTCGTCCACGGTTTCGATGCGTTTCTGAGACTCCACGACATCCTCACCCGGAAGCGGCTCATAACCGCATGCCTGACGAAGCTCGTTTTCCGTCACGGCATCCGTTGCCTTGGCGATTTTCTTCAAGGTAACCTCTGTAGGCTGAGACTGCGTTTTGCCGTTTGCAAGACGGTTCACATATACGCGACCAAGGTGAGATGTCTGGGAGAACTGCTCCTGTGTCCGCGTGCCGATAGCTTTCTTGACGAGCGCCGCCAATTTATCAGGGTCATACCCGGAATTGTTTTTGCCGTCACTCTCGAAAACTGAATCCTTCTTGTTCAGCCAGCCGTCAAGAATCGAATACCCGATATCATGCAAGGAAGCATATACATGTCCGTCTAAGTCTTTGGAGGGGGACAGCATGTGTGCGTTGTCTTCAAGGCACTCCACCTTTTTGCACAGGTGTGCGCACTCGTTGGCAACAAGAATGTACGGCGCATTCAACTCTTTTAGCCTTGGAATGCGGTCGTTGCTGTCGCGGAGCAGTTTTGCCAGATATACAATATCTGAAAGCTGGTCAGGAGCCATCTTCTTGAAAACATCTGTACCGAGTTCGATTTCAGTGATGACAGGTAGAGTAACAGAGGCATCGATGTCTTTGGCGTATTGCAGGATAGCATCGACGACAAAGTAGTAGCTATCATATGCCTTGTAATCGATATGGACAACGGTATCCGTTTTCTTTATAGGGACAATCGTTCCTTTGCCATCTTTAACGCCATAAAAAGCCGAAACGGTCATGAAATCTTCAAGGACCTTCTCATCAACATGCAATGCCTCGGCAATCATCGGCAGCTGCTTGCGAAGCAGGACAGGGGCGTTCAGCTTGACAGAGAACATATAGCGACTCCTTTCGCATGTATCATTTTGTAGCTTTGTGTATCTTACTGTAACTATTATACAGAAGCGCTGGTGGAATTGCAATAGGGAAAACAACAAAAAGATACAAAAAGGTACACGAGGATACAAGAACGAATGACGCAGAAAGGAGTTCGCCTTGTTTCCGTTCTGGACGAAGCAGTTTTGGTCAGGTGACGCGCTGGGAATTCAGCTGCTGCCGTTCGATAGGCTGCTAACGGGCTGCAAAAAAGAAGGAAGCGAGGTTGCCGACGAATTTCTCTTGTGTTCGGCGCTTGGCAGTTGCACATTCGTGCGAATTGGATACAATGGAGAATATAAGCTGATGTAGTGTATAAGCCGCAGGGATTCGTTTTCTGCGGCTTGATTTTTCTCGAAAAGAGGTACAAAGATGCGGAATCGAAAGAAAGCCCAGAAGGCTGCTTCTCTTGTCATGGCGGTCATGATGACCTTGACCCTGGTGCTTGGTACGGTGGTGCCGGTCGTTTTGCAGACGGTAGCTGTTTTCTAAATTCTCATAGTTTGTTCTAGCCCCGCGTGGATGAATGTCTGCGCGGGGCTTTTTTGTTTTGCGGAGGGAATCATCATGGCGGAAAAGAAGCGGCAATATTCACGAACGCTCGCACAGAAACGGTGCTTGGAAGCGATTGAGCGGGCCATTCTCATCAATAAGAGCGAGGCGGAAAGACCTTTCGTGTTTCAGGTACAGGAATTGGTCGTGTTCGGGCCTCTGGTCGATACCGATGCACCCACAGTCCACGGGGTAGATATCCTTGCGACTACGGCGCGGCATCACAGATACCGGAATCGGGATGAGGCATTTCACAGCGACAGCGAGGATTTCATCAATAAGCACGCTCCGTTCAGTATCTGTTCGTGGCGGTTCCGGGAAGAGTTCCCGGAAAAGGATATGCTGAACTACCTCAAAGGCCGGCACATGGGTATCGTGACGATGTACGGGCAGCAGGACAGGGGTTTGCTCGACGAGGGCAGATTCTTCACCATCATCCGAGACGGCAGGGTTCAGGCTGACCAGCTGGATGCCTTGAAGGAACTGTTCCGAGGTAAAGCATGAGCGCCGTTACGCTGATGCAGGGAGACTGCTGCGAGAAACTGAACGGGATTTCGGCACATTCCGTGAACCTCGTCTTAGCGGACCCGCCCTACGGTATCACACATCAGGCTTGGGATACGGTATTGCCGTTTGAGGATTTCATCATGAAGGACCGGAAGCTGCTAAGCCTGTCAGAGTTTCTTCTTTCCTGCTACAAGGCGGGGATTTCCTATGTTGATGCAATGTCCGAATGGACCCAAAACAAGCAGCAGGGGATTTGGACACAGCTGGATAGAATCCTAACCGAAAACGGCGCAGTGATTCTTTTCTCGGCGGGGGCGTACACCAAGACCCTGATGGACAGTAAAGTCATACCGTGGCGGTATAACCTCATCTGGCAGAAGACATCTCCGGTAGGATTCCTCAACGCGAACCGGATGCCGCTAAGGGCGCATGAAGACATCTTGGTGTTTTACAGGAAACTGCCAACCTACAACCCTCAGAAAACCTCGGGGCATCCGAGAAAGGTCTCAACGGCGGAGCATAAGCGGAACTCTAAGATGACTGAGGATTACGGGAAATACAAGGCAAAAAGCTACGACAGCACCGAGAGATTTCCCACAAGCGTATTGACCTTTGCCACTGATAAGCAGAAATGCGCAGCGCACGGCACACAGAAACCCGTAGCGTTGTGTGAGTGGCTCATCAGGAGTTACACAAATGAGGGCGATACGGTCCTTGATTTCTGTATGGGGAGCGGCTCGACCGGCGTGGCGGCAATAAATACGAATAGAAACTTTATCGGCATCGAAAAGGATGCCGATTTTTTTGATGTTGCGAAAGAGCGAATCGCCGATGCGACGCAAAGCCGTTGAAGATACCGCTATGTGTTTTCGCACATCGACCAATAAAAAGCATCTTAAACACACGCGTGCGTTCGATAAATGAGCGCGTGTGTTTTTTGTGCATTCTGCGCATTTAACGCTCATTTTTTGTAGGGCCAAAAATGAATAAGAATAAAGTATACACGCATGTTTCGCTGTTTTCTGGTGTAGGGGGACTTGATATCGGCTTAGAGCAAGCCGGGTTCCACACGGTATGGGCGAACGACTTCAACCACGATGCCTGTGAGACCCATAGGTTGTGGAGTAATGCCACGGTGGTGGAAGGCGATATCGGCAAAGTAGACTACGATACCATCCCGGATTGTGATATCGCATCTTTCGGATTCCCGTGCCAGGGCTTCAGTTTATCGGGACCAAGGAAAATCGACGATAGCCGGAATGTGCTCTACCGGCATTGCGTCAAGTTGGTCGAGAAGAAGCAACCAAAGCTGTTTCTTGCTGAGAATGTCAAAGGTTTGCTTACGCTTGGCGGCGGAAAAATCAAGGACGCTATCATCGCGGATTTCGAGAGCAAGGGATATGTGGTGTCCATCAACCTTGTCAATGCTGCGGACTACCATGTCCCGGAAGATAGACAGCGAATCCTCCTTGTGGGCATCCGAAAAGACCTTGCCGAAAAGCACGGCGTAGAGTTCAAGGTTCCTGCACCGTTTCCTGACCGCATCAGTATCCGGCAGGCGTTAGAGAGTTTAGCACCGGCGGCAGAAGATGAAATTTGCAAAGAAGCCTACTCCTCGCGCTACATGTCCCGGAACCGGAAACGCGGCTGGAACAGCGTATCGTTCACGATTCCGGCTATGGCTAAGCAAGTGCCTCTCTGGCCCGGGTCGCCTGATATGGTGAAGGTCAGCAAAGACCTTTGGCAGTTCGGGGAGAAAGGCAGTACAAGGCGGCTGTCCTATAAAGAAGCAGCCGCTATCCAGACATTCCCGAAAGATATGGTCTTTTGCGGGAATCTAACGAGCAAGTATAAGCAAATCGGGAATGCAGTTCCCTGTGAACTCGCAAGAGTCGTGGGAACGGAACTGTACCGCATCCTGAACAAAATCGAAGAACAAGAAAGTCATTGTCCGGTATGAGTGATTCGTGCCGGACTTTTTGTTGGAGTCATCATGCCAGAGACAAGAAAATATACCGTCGTTGACCTGTTCGCAGGTGTAGGTGGATTGAGTTACGGGTTTTCAAGAAACAACCGCTTTGAAATCATCTTGGCAAACGAGATGCAAAAGGATATTGCGAAAGCATATACCCTAAATCATCCTGCGGTCAATATGCTGCAGGGTGACATCAAAGACCTGTCCGAAGACATCCTCCGTCAAGCGATAGGAAACCAGACAGTTGATGTCGTAGTCGGTGGCCCGCCGTGTCAGTCGTACTCTACGCTCGGTAAACGGCAGATGGATGCGCGGGCAAATCTCTTTATGGAATACAAGCGCGTTCTCTGTATCCTGCATCCGAGAGCCTTCCTGTTCGAGAATGTCAAAGGTATTCTGAGCATGGATAAAGGAGCCCTGTTTGAGCATGTCCGCAAAGAATTCGAGGATATTGGGTACAGCCTCCAATACAAAATCCTCAATGCCGTAGACTACGGTGTACCGCAGCTGCGGGAACGGGTCATTTTGGTTGGGTTCTTGGGCGAGAATGACTTTCAATACCCGGAACCTACCCACGGAGAAGGACTACTGCCGTATGTGACGCTGCAAGATGCACTTAAAGACCTGCCTGCACTGGCATGCGGGGAGGAAAGCACCGTGTATGCCGCTCCTCCCGATAACGAGTTTCTTTCATGGGTCCGGCAGGGTGGCTCCGATACACTTACGGAGCATAAAGCGCAGAACAACAGCGCCCATCTTCGCAGAATCATGGCGGCACTCAAAGATGGACAAGGCAAAGATGATTTGCCGGAAGAACTCAGACCTAAGAGCGGGTTCAAGAACACCTACGCGAAACTCTGGTGGGAAAAGCCCGCCACTACCATCACACGGAACTTTGCCTGCCCGTCCTCATCAAGATGCATCCATCCGAGAGATTCGAGGGCACTCACGATACGAGAAGGAGCACGGCTGCAGAGTTTTCCGGACAGCTATCAGTTCTACGGCTCGGATTGCCTGAAACGCTTAGAAATCGGCAACGCCGTCCCGCCACTGCTTTCGGTGGCGTTGGCTGAACAGATGCTGAAAGCACTCAATGCAGAAAAATAACATACCTACAGATTCTCGGCACTAAGTAGCCGGGAGCGAGGATATTACATGAATAATAATAGCGCCGAATGGCAACACGAATTCTACTTGACGCATGACAAGTACCGGATGCAGAGGCAAGGGACGGATTGCTATAAGGTCGTCAAAAGCCTTACTCGTATACTGCAGCTGCCTACCATTGCGAAACTCACGACCGACAATGAATCGGTCATCGGTGATTTCCGACTGAACAGAGGCGAGTATGGGCTTGAGCCCTACGATGAGTACGCTATCAAGGTGGATGACACCTACGGTGCATCATTCTATATCCTTGTTCATAGAAGGGCTGATACAACTTTCCTGTGCCCGATTCTCGTGGGCTTTGAGGGTGAGAACACTTGCGCCATGGTCATGCCTACCGATAACTGGCGGATGCGGGAAATGACGGCATTTGTCGAGCTGAGAAAGGCTGAGAAGGAATTCGGTGTGGACGGGTTAATGATGGCAGTGAACACCCGGAATGGGGTATACGGCTGCCTTTCCGTTCTGAACGAGTCTGGCAACCTGCTGGAACGGTGGCTGCGAATCGAGCATGATTCCCTGCATATACGGGACTCTGTGACGGCTCCGAGCTCAGCGGCGCTGATACTGCAAATCTGGCTGCATACGATATGTCTCTGGAAAAGGCGGTGTCTGAGTCGGAAAGTCGAGCAGCGCATCGTACACGCAAACGGAGAGCAGGAAACGGTCAAGGATGTCAGGGAATGCCTGAACACCTCCAAGCAGACTATTGTGGACCTCAAAAAGGGCATCGTGGTCTATGTGAATGACAGTGCCGGGAAACGTGCATTTACGGGGTTCTGTGTACTCCAATCTGAGCGCTGTGGGCATTTTCGGCATCTGCAAAGCGGCAAGGTCGTCTATGTTCGACCAACGACCGTTCACTACAAGAAACTGAACCCCAACAAGGCTATCAGTCAGACTGCCAAGCCGGTAATCTATCGGAACACAGAGGACTTCCTGCGCGAGAAATCTTATCTCGAAAACGATGTGCTCATGATGCTCAAATGCAACGGTATCGAGTATCAGCGGGAAAAGATGTTTCCGTGGATGGGGAAGAAGCGTCTGGATTTCTTCCTGCCAGGCAAGAACATCGCCATCGAGTGTCAGGGTGTGCAGCACTTTTACCCCTACGGAAGCGATGACAGGGATTTCGAGGCACGAAAGCAGCGGGATACCGACAAGTATAACGAATGCACCAGCAACGGCGTGCAGGTTCTTTATTACATGAGCGAGTTGATTCCGGTGCCTGACGAGATGGCGAGGACACCGGCATGACCCTCGAAGCTTATTTCGGTGACAGCATATGTCAGACCCGCAATGGCTTCGTGACAATGGACAAGAAAGGGTATAGCTTCGACCTCGAAGATTAAGCTGAGCCAATTAGGAGTTTTGCCTGCATCAGCGGGTGAGACGCCTTTTTGCTGTGTAGCTGCAAAACATAGTTGACGACCCGTGCGACTGGCATACAATAAAACATACTGAACAGCGTTGATGACGTTGCTTCGGTAGAGACGAATAGGGTCCTGAGCCGACCTTAAACGCTCACTGCGAAGAAAGACCTGCCTGCGGCTAACAGGCGGGTCTTTTCTTTTTGCGGGCGTTTTTTGCTTTGCTAAAAATGTATCTAATCCGTGAACATATAGCGTTCATCGTTGTATTCAATACAACTTCATGGTATAATGCAAGTATCAAAACAAGCAAAACATTCCGTATCATCGAAGATATTTCAGAGGCGTTTCCATGAAGCGATTTCTCTCGTTCATCCACAAAGCACTCTTTCTTTTGGCTATCGCAGCCATTTCTGTGGCGTTCGAGGGATGCAGTGAAGTGGCGGATAAGACGATTGACGGCATCAAGGACCTGCCTGCGCAAATCATTCATATGGCAACCCCAGAGACTACTGAGACGGCTGGTTCGGATATAAACATGACGCCCGAGACAGCCGCCACGGAATACAACTACATATACTTCCGGTACAATAATCAGTGGGTCACGGGTAAACTCATCAGCTACGAGGTAATCGATAACGGGCAGAACATAAAATTTACCGTAGAAAGTAACAGTGACGCCAGCTATTATACCAGCATGGCAAATGTCGTACTCATACACAAAGACGAAGATACCACATACACACAAAACATATACGAAAAACTGGCGAAGGGGACAACTTATGGCTGATGCACAGCGAGGGCAATTTGTAATTGATTGTAAAAGCGGAGAAGCGGCCGGCATTATTTATGGCTTGGTACATGATAAAGCCCTGTTCCGCCCGGAACTTGACATTGCAAATGCGCATCCGACGGAGTTCGATAACGAGCATATTTTCCCACTCGACATGTTCATTAGCAGTGATTATATGCTCAAACTTAGCAGAGCAGAGTTTGCAAAAGAATTAAAACGGCTGTTCGATGAGGATAAAATCGGGTATGCTCAGGTGGTTGTTGCTACTGACATCCATGATATGCATCGCATCGTGGTCCTGACAGACCCCACACAGAAGGATAAACTGAGTCGAATTGCTGTATCTCTGTTCGGCGTACCGAAAAGGGAAGCAAGGCGAATTATCGCAAAATATCAGGCTCAGTAAAAGGCGAGGAGGATAAAGGCATGCTGGCAAATATCGCAGTTTTACGGACTGTTAAAGCAAATGTGAATGAAGCGATTATGGTTGCGTTGCCCTCGATTTTGTTCGAGAGTTCGCACGACAAAAAAGATACACAGAAATACTATCTGCAGGGTCCTGCGGCTGAATATATTCCTGTTGAGATACCGGATACTTATGCCAAGAAATTCTCCAAGTGCGCTACGGCATTGGCAATGCAGCTTGTCCTTCTCAGCAACAAGACGAAAGGCTTCTTTGGCCCTGAAATCTGCAATGTGGAGGGCAAAGATATCGCGACTGCCCGAAGCATCATAAACTCTATCATGGGCGAGAGACCGGCAAAGTTTTATAGCGCGAAGCTGAACGATGAAGTGTATGATACGCAATATGCGGTCAGCGAATATGCGGTTGAGAATTGGGCAGACGACATTGTGCCGCCCGTTGTCATCAACAGCTGCATCTGGGCTATCGTGGCAAATACCGCAGCAGAGATGCAGAAGGACAACCGTTTCCTGCGCAGAAAGGAAATCTGCGATACCGAGTTTTTGGAAATCGCAACCCGCATTTACAATGAGTTGCTGGGGTTTGCAGCGAGAAAATACGAAATCTTAGACATTGGTGAATGACTATGAGTGTCAACCTTATTGAGGGCAATATCTTAACACCGCCGACTCGTAACGAGAATACTATCATCTGCCATCAGGTGAACTGTCGTGCCGCAATGGGTGCGGGTCTTGCCAGACAGATTAGGGATAAGTGGCCTGTCGTGTTCGACGAATATGTGAAAGTTTGCAATCCTAAGAAACTCGGTGACTTTCAGGTGGTTCAGGTCGCCCCGCAGCTGTATGTTGCTAACCTGTTCGGGCAATTGAATTTCGGCAGAGATAAGCGTCAGACGAACTACGCGGCGCTGGGGACGGCTCTTTTCAGAGCAATGAAAGAACATCCTAATGCAACTTTCCGCGTTCCTTACGGTCTCGGCTGCGGGTTGGCAGGCGGAAACTGGGTAACGGTGCTGAATCTCATTGAAGAAGCCGCCAATGCTTGGAATGTGAACGTTGAGATTTGGGTGCTGCCCAAAAAGTAAAGGATTAGCATGTACAATACCAACTACAAATGCGTCAAGCCGTTCGATGTATGGCTTGATGCCATCGGTCAAGATGGCAAGAAAATTCCATATCGGGTAAAGCGTGGGACCATATGGCGTCTGGTCTGGTGCGGTGGCGAGCAGAGCTTCAAGGAATTCACCGGACCGGATAAGATGCACATTACACTGCCGGATGAATATGTTGAGAAATACTTCAAGAAGGTTTGAGTATGGGGAATTATTGTCCCTACACGAACGGAAATGTCGTTTACTTGAAATGTCAGGAGTGCGAAGACAAAATCTGTAAAAAGGGTTGGTTCTTCTGCGGAGTAGGCGGAACACCCATGTCGATGACAAAATCCCGCAAACAGATGTCGGAATACCTCGATAAGATGCTGGCAAAACGGGAAAAGGTCGTCATTGCAGCAGAATCTGGTAAGAAAATGACTGCTTTGGCGGCTATGTACGCCAGCGAGCGGGGATACTCTTTCATACCTGTTGCAAATGATGATTTGCCCACATACCTCGCCAAACAGCAGCAAAAGGGCTGCGTAGTTTTTGAAGGAGTCGCGGATGAACGAGAAATCGAAAGTGCCTACCGTAAGCTGCGCATACCGCTGCGGCACTGTAGATTGGAAGGAGCGTAAAACTATGATGTACCAAAAGCTGGTTCGGGATAATATCCCGGCTATCATTGAGAAGAACGGGGAGACCTGTGTTACGCGCACGCTGTCTGACAAAGAGTATGAGGACGCTCTGATGAACAAACTGCAGGAAGAGGTCGCCGAACTGCTGGAAGCCTACACTGCCAAGGAGCGGAGCGCTCTGGACTGCGCGGAAGAGATGGCGGATGTGATGGAGGTCCTGTACGCTATGGGCAAGACCTGCGCTGTTTCCAAGAGGGAAGTGGAACAGGTCAGAAGCCAGAAGGCAGTAGAGAAGGGGACTTTCTCCAAGAAAATCTTCTTGGTTTCGACTGAGAAGTGAGAGGAGCGGTTTGTGACGCAGCAAGACGCAGTGCGGTTAATCAGAAAACTGATTTTTGCCAAATACAGTCAAGACCCCACGCATTTTTGTCGGTGTGTGGACGAAATTGCACAAACCTTGGACGAGCAAGGCGACAAAGAAAGCGCTCGTGCTATTCGCAATACTTCCCGTGACGGCTATGTAAAATCGTACTACGAGGCAAGTCGGCAAACACAGCCTCTCGGTAGCCCCTTTGTTAGCTATAAACCTGCGTTCGTCATCGACAACAAAGATATCGCGTTGTGGCACGCGAGGAACGATAATCCGCAAATGCGGGTCCGACACATTTTAGAGTATATCGAAAACGGGGAAATGGTCGGAAAAGATGTGCTGGAATACGATGCAAGCACAGATAAATGGCATCGTATCGAGGCGGAATCTATCGAGTTGGTATAGGGACACTACATCACCCATGCTCATCTAACCCCTTTCTGCTGGCGGTCAGAAGATGAAATAAAATATACAAACAGAGATTTTTATCAACAGCCCCTTGCACATTTGTGCGAACTGCATACAATCTAAATTATAGACTAAAAAATGTACCCTGATGGCTGTTGTGATAGCTGTCAGGGTCTTTTTGTTGCCTGCCAATCTACTATTCGGAGGGATTACAATGATGCTCAAAGACTTGTCCAGCGAACAGCAGGACCTTGTACGGCTGGCGCTTGACGGGAAAAATGTGTTGTGCGATGCCTGTATCGGAAGCGGTAAGACATCCACCATCAATGTCTTGTGCAACGAGTTTGATTCCTCTAAGGAAATTCTGTACCTGACCTATAACCGGCTTTTGAAACTCGATGCGCAGGAAAAGATTCTGAACGATAATGTCACGGTCCAGAACTATCATGGATTTGCCTCGAAAATCCTATACCGTCGCGGCATCAAGAATGTCGGACAGGGCGAGCAGATTGGGATGGTCTTGAGGAAGCGCGTTCCTGTTGGGCACTTTGACATGCTTATCATCGACGAGTATCAGGACATCAACGAGGAAATCTCGAAGATGCTCGAATACATCAAGGAATCGAACCCCGGTCTTCAAATCATCGCAGTCGGGGACATGAAGCAAAAAATCTATGACCAGACTTCGCTGGATATCTGGTCGTTCATCCATAAGTTCTTAGGCAAGCACACGCAGGTCAACTTCACGCAATGTTTCCGCCTGTCCCATGACCTCGCACAGCGGCTCGGAAATATCTGGGGCAAGGATATCAACGGCGTGAACAAGAACTGTAAGGTATCGACCATGTCCCGTGAACAGGTGGTAGACTATCTGGATACCAAGAACCCGAAGGATGTCCTGTGTCTCGGAGCCAGAACGGGGTCTATGGTAAAGGTTCTGAATGAACTGGAAGCAAGACCCGGCAACCTCTATGACAAGAACCATGTATATGCCAGCATCAAGGAACCGGACGGTGAAAAGCATGTAGCACCTGGCGCAGATGTCGGTATCTTTACGACCTTTGACGGCAGTAAAGGCATGGAGCGCCCTATCTGCGTTGTCTTTGATTTCACGGAATCCTACTGGTGTTCCCGTGTATTTCAGCCTATGGCGCGGTATGAGATTCTGAGAAACCTTTTCTGCGTTGCGGCGAGTCGCGGTAAAGATGAGGTCATCTTTGTAGAGCCTCCGAAAAAAGAGGACAGATTTGGGCTGGTCAGCGATAAGACCCTGATGACTCCCGTCAAGATGAATCAGGAGTTCAATACAAAGTTCGATATCTCTGAGATGTTCGACTTCAAGTTCGATGAAGATGTAGAGCACTGCTACCAGCTCATCAATACGACGCCGGTCTTCCATAAGGATGTACATGAAATCGAAATCAAGCATTCGGATGCGATGATTGACTTGGCTCCCTGCATCGGCATCTACCAGCAGGCGAACTTCTTCGACTACTACGATATCGACAGCGCGATTGCCTTCTACATGTACCTGCATAACGACAAGAAGGTAGCGCTGCCTTCCAGCTGGAAATCCGTGGAGGAGAAGGTCCTGTTCCTGACGATGCTGATGACGAGTCAGGACCGGTATGTGAAGCAGGTTGAGTTGCCCTTTATTACGAGAGCGCAGGAAACCGACCTGAACAAGCGCTTGTCTATGGTGTTCACTCCAGACGAGTCCGTACAGGAACGTTGTGAGTTGACTGCCATAGTAGATACCAAGGCAAAGAAGAAACTTGTTATCAGCGGCATGGCGGATGTCGTGAAGGACAACAAGGTCTATTTGCTGAAATTCGTGTCTTCGCTCGCGCACAAGCATTTCCTGCAATGTGCCTGCTATATGCTGGCTACCGGGTTAAAGCAGGGTGTTGTCTGGAATATCCGCGATAACATGATGTATGAAATCGAGATTCCGGACCCTGACAAGTTCCTGGACGCGGTAATCACCTGTATCACGAAACAGGTCTTTGCCAAAGCAGAAAGCTATACGATTTCCAAGGACTATACGCAGGACCTCGATACCATCATCGAGCAAATCATGACCGATGATTCGCTGCCGGAATTCGATGTCGGCGGCAATGTCAAGGAAGAAAAGAAAACGGCTGATGAAGGTATCTCTATCATCCGCCGTGGTGAGCAGTACATCATTGTGGATGCTGCAAACCGTCAAATCATCGATAACAGCGCCATGAACGGCTACGATTCGATTCTCGCTGCCTGTGAGGATTATGTCAGGAAAAACAAGCAGCTGGCAGAAGAATCCATGTCCAAGAAGGAACTGCTCAGCGTTATTGAGGATTGGCTCGACAATCACAGGGATTTCGAAGCAGCTATGACTAAGACCGAGGTGGATATCAAGCACCATATCGGAGAATATGCGAACTACGCTTCTCTTTCCACCTATGTTGTTCGTAAGATGCTCAAAGACCGTGGTCTTATCATCAATTTCAGCGAACGCCAGCTGCTGAAGGTCTGGAAGGAGCGGAAGAAGAAGGATACGAATGCCGTGGAGAATACGCGGTACGAGACCCTTGCCTCTACGCTCGAATCCCTCGTTAAGGCAGGGGTCGATGTCCAGCTTGAAATGCCGGAAGAGGAGAAGGTCGCAAAGCCAGAACCGGACCCGGAAGAAGAAAAGCCTCAATTCGATAAGCGCATCCCCTATACCGTTATTCGTTCGTCCCGGCTCTCTAAGCCCAACGATGTGCGGTATATTGTCGTCAATCTGAACGACAAGGACCAGGTGCTGGACGATGCAAGCGGATACGGATACAAGTCGATTTCTGCCGCACAGAAGGGTTACGGATATAAATGCCGGAATCTCACCAAGTACGGGGAAGTTAAGCACTCGTCAAAGCCCAAAACCAATATCCCGGTCTCGCAGAGCCGTCAGCTCTCGTTCGGGGACTTCTGAGAAGGAGGGAACATCATGACCTACAGCGAAGCATTCCCTTTATGGGTGGCGGAAGTGTATCACAACCATGGCTATGAGCCGGGAAAATGGTACGGGTCAGAGGTTGCAGAAACGCTGTACAATGAAGCCATGGCGACCTACAACGGTCCTCCCGCCACGATGTGGGACTATATAGAAGCTATCCCGTCTGCGGATGAATTCGCGTATTTAGACTATGCCATTGAACGGCTGCACCGCGATAACATCAACCTGAACGCACTCTCCGACAAAGAGCGCTGGGCTTTGATGGATAAAATCGTCGCAGAGTATCCGCAGTACAAGAACGTTCGCACATCCCGTGCCAAGCAGGTACAGCAGACCTCGATGCAGGCGGCGCTCGATGCCGAGCGTGATGTTCTCTTGCAGGCTGCAAGGCGCAATGTGAGCCGGTACAGTGAGGCAGAGGATGCCACAAAGGATTTTGTAATCAAGTAAGGGGGCAGTAACAGAATGGTCAAGATTTACGGCTACAGTGACGATACCGTTTGTCTGGATAATTCCAAATACTTCGAGAATGAAATCGAGTGCTTCGATGTTGCCGGTGTCAGGCTCTATTTGGATGACGGCACGGTGCTTTTTGTCTGCTACTCCTCCGGTGTCTGGCGTATTTTCATCGAGCAGGAAGGTTCCGCGCCGCACCGGCACAAGGTCTGTCAGGAGACGAATGAGGACGACTACAGCGATGAGTTTTACACCGAAGCTGATGTTGTTCGGCATGAAATTGCATCGGCGAGAAATTGAGGAAGGGTGATATTAGTGAATTTCTCTAAAATTCGTATGATGTTCTTCGATTTCGACGATACCCTTCTCATCCATTATCGGGAACAGAAACTCGACGCGACTGCTGATGCACACAGGGCACGGCTACTGCGGTATGAGGCTGAGAACCGGGGCGGGTATAGGGTATTCGACGAAATTGGGGAAGCCAATACGCTTGTCCAGCATTTCCTCGAAAGCTGCGACGGTATCCCGAAATACTGCATTACTCGCGTGCAGGACAGTATGACCCTACCGTATAAAAAGCAGTGGCTTGAAATGCACTATCCGGGACAGTTCCTCGATGTCATCGGGACTGCCACCCCCGAACGGAAGACCTCCGTCATGAAACTTCTGACCCAAGCTGCCGGTCTGAATGCTGCACAGGCTCTGTATGTAGATGACTATTACGAAGCCCTCAATGAGGCGGCAAAGGAAGGCTTTACGGTCATGACGGTACAGGAACTCATGCTGCGGCAATATACTGCGGAGCAATAATAAAGCGCTAAACCACGAACAAACTAAGGAGAACTACCATGAAAAAGATTCTGAAATTTCTTGCCGCTGCGGCATTTGCCGCCATCGTATACCAGCTTGTTTCGCTGCACCGCAAACGCCGTAAGATGGTCGAGATTGGTCAGCGGATTCTCAGGTGATACCTGATGGCGAAAACTCAGCTGACCCGCGATATCGAGGTCGCGCTTCATGCGTGGCATCCTTCCAGCTACGGCGGGTATCGGGTGGATTCGTTTCGTCAAGGGTTCGATGCCTTAGAAGTGCCGGTAGAATGCGGGTCTGTCAAATCCGGATTGGTCGATTTCGTCAGGGTTCAGGAATGCTTTACCTCCGAAACCAAATATGGGACCTGCAAACTGGCCTCGCTTATCGAAACGGATACGGGTGCTTCGCTTGCCGCGATTCAGCAAAAAGCAAAAGAGGCAACCTGCGTCAAGAATATTTCATCGCCGGATTTTTGCAGGGAGCACTGTTCCGAGCAATGGTGCCACTTCCACAAGACGAATCATCTGTATACGCTCGATGCCGTCATCACTTGTGTGGAAATCAAGATTTCTGTGAGCGATTTTCACTCGGCACACGGGCACAATTTCGTCGGGCATTGCAACTACTATGCGATGCCCACTGAGTTGTACAAGAAGGTAAAAGGCGAGATACCAGAGGATATCGGTGTCCTGCTCTATTATGACGGCATGAGTACCTGCGGAATCCGAAAGGCGAAGGAGTGTAAGCCACAAATTCTTTCGGAAAGCACACAAAAATGGCTGATTCTGTCCGTTGCTAAAAGGCTGCCCCGGTTCGACAAGAACTGAGGGCAGCTTTTTTATATATTTTTTTGTTTAAGAAAGGACAAACTCAAATGCGGCGAACCAAAGCACTGATACTCGTTGCAACATTGGCTGTGCTGACCAGTGTTGCAGGCTGTTCATGGCAAGCGGAACCTATGCCTGCCGAATCAGCACAATCTGAATCCTCTCTCAATACCTCTGAGTCTGCGACGCAAGAAACAGCAGAAGAAGAACAGCAAATCTTGGACCTATCCGGCATACCGGAATCAGGCCCGGAACCCGCTGCGCCTTTTGAACCGTCTCCTACACCGCAACCCGAACCCTCCCCGGGTCCGACTCCTGAACCGACGCCTGAACCTGTTAGTGCAGCGACCTCTGTCTGGGACGATGTTGTACCTGCTGCCTGGGGTCAAGCCTACGGCACGATTACCTGTGACGCGATTGGCCTGAACGCTTCTCTTATCTGGGGCGATGACCAGAGTCTTTTGAATCAACGCGGCGGGGTATATCAGTATCCGGGTTCTTACCAAGTCGGTGTGACCGGAGGGCATCTGCTTTGCTCTCATAACGACAGCGTGTTTTCTCTGCTGCAATATGTCAGCATAGGAGATGACTTTGTGGTAGACACCGATTACGGGGAATATGTGTATTCCGTCACCCTAGCAATGCCCGGTTATGTGTCCTCGGACGCGAGCACCGTGATTGCGGATGACGGCACTGTCCTCGTTAATTTCACAGACGGAATCGATAAACTTATCATGTATACCTGCTATCCGTTTGACTGCTATAGCCAGACGAATCAGCGATATGTGGTTCAGGCTGTTTTGCGAGCATGATTGGAGATGTAATTAAAGAATGCAAAAAAGAAAAATCCGAAAATTCCTGCATTACACAGGAACTGTCTTTATTCCGCTCATCATTGCTATGATGGGCGTTTTGTTTTGGGTGAAAGTAATGAACGACATCGAATGGCTCCTTCTTTCCCCGAAGCATGTCGCGTTCGGCTGCGTTGCGAGCCTTGGCTTGGTTCTCTGCTGTATTTATGCGGACAGGATGCTGTGTCATGAAGGTTCGGATACGGTTTAAGTATTGCAGATTCTTGCGATACCGGTAGAATTGAATTGTACGATAGATACCAGATATCTTACAATTCACAATTTCGTTTTTAGCGGACTTATCCCTTTCGGGGGATGGGCCCGCTTTTTTTATTTGAAAGGAGAACAAAACCCATGCAAACCAAACACGAATTTCTTCGGAGAACTGCAGCGGTAATCGCTGCGTTCATTACGCTAACATTCACAGGCTGCGGTCAGACACCGGAATCTCCGGGAAGCCTTCCTGTATCCGGGGTCGTCTCAGAAACTACCGCACAAAGCGGTCAAGAGACGGCTGGCGTATCGGAAAGCGGCAGCTTTACCGTCCACTTTATCGATGTCGGGCAGGCAGATTCCGCCCTCGTTACCTGTGATGGGCACTCGATGCTCATTGACGGCGGCAATGCTGATGACTCGAACCTTGTATACTCAGTATTACAGCGCGAGACAGAGGGACACTTAGACTATGTCGTAGGAACACACGCCCACGAAGACCACATCGGAGGTCTTTCTGGTGCCTTTGAGGTTGACACAGCCGATGTCACATTCTGTCCTGTGACAGAGTATGACAGCAAAGCATTCCGGAACTTTAAGGCTCGTGCGGACGAGAGAGGCGGTGGTATTACCATCCCGGCAGTGGGGGATACATTCACCCTAGGGGAAGCCTCCGTCACCGTTGTGGCTGTCAATTCCGTGCCTGAGGACACGAATAATACTTCCATCGTGATTCGCATTGTCTACGGAAATACATCCTTTCTGTTCACCGGTGATGCCGAGCAGGAAACGGAAGAGAAAATACTCGAAACCGGAAAAGACATCGAATCCACAGTCTTAAAGGTCGGGCATCACGGGTCCAGCACATCCACCTCTCAGGCATTTCTGGATGCCGTGAGCCCTACTTATGCCGTCATATCCTGCGGCAAGGACAACAGCTACGGTCATCCGCACAGCGAGACCCTTGCAAAGCTCGCCAGTGCGGGAGTAGAGGTGTTCAGAACGGACGAACTTGGTGATATTTACTGCACCTCTGACGGTTCGGAAGTCACCTTCTCGTATGGGGAATACCACAAGGATTCTGATACCTCTGCTGCCGAGATAGAGGAGCCGCAGCAGCCTGACACAATTTCCGAGACCTACATCCTGAACACGAACTCTCGCAAGTTCCACCGCCCTGATTGCTCTTCTGCATCTCAGATAAGCGATGCAAACAGGGAGGAGTATACCGGCACAAGAGAGGAACTTATCGAGCAAGGATATACGCCTTGCGGATACTGCAAACCATAAATATCCAATCAGCATCCAATCCATATAAGCCTATTTGAGTAGTACACGGAATGTCCCGCTCTGGACGACCCGGGTTCAGGAACGCGCCCTGGCTGATTCGGAAACGGCAAACTCCAATAAAGCTCTAAAACAATAGCAAGCATCAGTCGCTGCCTACACAAATGGGCAGCGATTTTTTCTTGCCAAAATGTGCGAACCGAATAGAATGGGTATTGTACGATAGATACCATTCCAAATCGAAAAGGCTTTCTGCCTTTCGTACATTCACAATTTCGCTTAAAGGGCGGACTTCTCGATTTTGAGAGGTCCGCTCTTTTTGCGTCCAACACAAAAATGTTGAAAACGGAGGATGAATTATGGCAGCGATAAAAACCGTGAAATACTTGAACAAAGAATGTATTTATCAATATTTCCACAATCCAAACGAAGCTTTTCTCGAAGGCTTTATTGTAGATGAAAACCCCATTTTCTGCCCTCGAAATTGCGAAAGTGGGGTATATATCAAGATTTTTAAGGTGCCGGTCAACAGTAGAGTTAACGAGATATATATGCAGGAATTTCGGTGGGAAGCGTGGAAAAACGGTTACAACACACCGCTTCCCAGTGATTACTCGAACAATTTCAAAAAAGCCGGTTACAGCATTGACTCTACTCGGTTTTGGAGTTTACCCAATTATCTCATCAGCGTGTGTCCAAAGCTTAAAGCAGAGCTGATAGATTATCATCAGCAATTCGAGCAGGCCTACTGCAAGAAAATCATTGAAGAATTAAGCTTCTGTCATGACTTAAGCGATGGCAAGGAAACGAATGAGCGGGCGGAACAATATGCTATTTATACCATGCTCGAAGGCAGACCGGTTCACTATAACTTTCTTCTTCTAAACGCGCAAAGTATTGTGCGTAATATCAGTTATAAGAGCATTGTGAATTACATCATTGACGAGGATGGTTATCTTGGAGGTGCGATGGAAACGCTCAAGGATTATGTGCTAAGAAGTTTGGCGCTTCAGGGAGCCTGGTATAGCAGACGAGCAAATGAGTTTCCAAAAAGAGTTGCAGCAGCAAGAATGGCTGATAAAATGAGCCCTGCGTTTGTTTTCGATGATAATGAGTCACAACGCATTGCAAAAAGCGTGTCTGTATACTGCGCACGGACGCTTGACGCAAGAAAAAATATAACTATCGTAATCGGAAATGGCAACGGTGAGGGCATCACTGTCAAGATTTCTTGCAGCAATTTTTTCTTCTATAAACCGACCACAAAAGAGGTTTTCATCAATGTTGAGTCCGCAGGTGAAGAGGAGCGCAAAAAAATAAATCAATATGTAAAAGACAACGGTGCCTCGGTCAGCGAGAATCTTGTTCCGATAAAGTTTTTGCAATCCATTGTTTCCTATGGCTGTGAAAAATGGAATCCTAATTATATCTAACAGCATTATAATTTTGTCGCTGCCTATGCTGGGGGCAGCGACTTTTTTCTTGCCAAAATGTGCGAACGGCATAGAATTGGTATTGTACGATAGATAACATTCCATATCGAAAGGGTTTTATGCCTTTCGTACATTCACAATTTCGCTTAAAGGGCGGACTTCTCGATTTTGAGAGGTCCGCTCTTTTTGCGTCCAACACAAAAAGGAGCGTAATGACATGTTTGAAATTTGCAATGACAAGACCTATTTTCTGGCCGAAACGACCGCCAAGAACAAAACAATCGAAATCACCCTCGTGAAAGACAGCCACGGTAATCTTCTGAATGAGCACGAGATTAAGCTTGACCTCTGCCGTGCAGTTCTCGAATTGCAGCGCGGCGGCTATATCGTCACGAAGGTCCGTGCCCTTGACTACGACATCGAGAATGTCGTGGATGTGTTCCATCTGCCGGAGTTTGAGGAGGCTCGCGAGAACCCGATGCCCGATATTGTATCCGGCGTCATCACCTCGAACTTTGATTCCGGCGCATCGTTCCATCTGCCGTGCAAGGTGAACAAGAAAACGCACGAGGTGTTTGCTGTGGAAGTTCCTGCACAGCCCTGCTACGATGACTCGTTCAGAAACGCAACCGTGAATGTCGATGGCGTTGACCGCAGTCTGCTCAATCTCAACACCATCGTGAGCGAGTATGACAGCGATGACTACGACGGCGTTCTCGATGCCCTGTATCATATTCAGGCAACTAACGATTACTGGGAGAACGACGGCGAATCTCTGACGGAACTCATCCACAAATACCGCTGGTATATCCTGAAAGATGCCCTGATGCAGCGTGGCCGCGATGCCGTCACGGATTTCATCGGCACCGACATCAGCAGCAGCGAGTTCAGCCGTGTCCTCGATGAGACGGAAATGGTGATGCCGGACGAAACCTTCGAGAAATTCTGGGAAAAGTACATCTGACCAATACCAATGCGGTGGGGCAAGACACTCCACCGCCTTTTTTCGCAAAAATACACAAACGAACCCACTGTCTAAATCAGACAAGAAAGAGAACCATATGAGCATTTCACCGAAAAACGAAGCATCTCAGAACAATACCGCCAAACGCCGCGACTATATCTCGTGGGACGAGTATTTCATGGGCATTGCGATGCTGTCCGCGATGCGCAGCAAAGACCCGAACAGTCAGGTGGGCGCATGTATCGTGCGCGACAATAAAATCCTGTCTCTGGGGTACAACGGTATGCCGATTGGCTGCGATGACGATATCATGCCTTGGGGCAGGGAAGGAAACGAACTCGAAACCAAGTACATGTATGTCTGCCACTCGGAGTTGAACGCTATCCTCAACGCCGGGAAAGACCTGCACGGGTCAACGATGTATGTCACGCTTTTCCCGTACAACGAGTGTGCGAAAGCAATCATTCAGAGCGGGATAAAGCGTATCGTGTATCTCGACGACAAGTACCGGGATGCGAACAACAATGTCGCTGCACGACACATGTTCAAGATTACCGGGGTAGAAACTAAGAAATACGAGCCCAGTGCCCGCAACATCTCGCTGAACCTGTAATCATCACAATCGGTCTAAAGACCGCCACGAAAAATAAGGAGTACCATAATGAAAATCTATCATACTGCGCTTGGCGTATGCGACACCTACGAGGTCGTAACGGAACCGCCTCTCGGCTATATCATTTGGAATATCGGCGATAATGCACCGGAAGGCTACCTCCCGTTCTGCAGACTCAAATTTATGCAGCCGTTTGAGGGCGGACGCGAAATTGAGTCGGATACCCTGAAAGCCATGAAATGTGACGGTGCAAGGGAAATCTTAGCCGCCACCGGACTGGGTGCCGAAACCTCCGCCGAGATGAAGAAGTTCATCAAGAAGCACGAACGCAACCCCCGCAAGAGTTGGGAGTGCGAAAGAATGCGTGCCGCTATCCCGTATCTTGAGAGAATCGGAATGTAATACCATCGAGCCGTCTCCGTCTTGGAGGCGGCTTTTTTGTTTATCGTCAGATTCCTGTGTCCGGTAATTTCTCTCTCAATGTTGCATAATCGTGCGAACCGGATACAATAGAAAACAACGAGAGAACGCAAAGAGGTGAGAACATTTTGGAACAGCTTGAAATAATCATTCCGGGCGGTCAGAAACTCTCCGTCCGTGATTTCGTTGAATGGGAGTACAACGGCGGTAAGGCAGATTTTCAGCCGGATGAACATTATCCTTTATGGGGGACTGTTCCTATTGAGGATAAGTTGCGATATATTGCAATCAGTGTGTTTGGTGATTTGGCGAGTTACGGAAAATACGATAACCGAATCGGCGTTACGGACGGTGAGTCGGAGCATTACTTCTTCTTCACGGTTCAGGGCAAGGATGAAGATATTCTTCTCGCCTTGAATGTCATGCTGAATGTGATATATACAAGCGCAGAGGGGAAATGCCGCAAGGAAACCGGCACATCTTTCGCGGAACTGCCACTGATGCAGAGATTTGATGCCATCACCCGATACATCGAAGACGAGTTTGAGACCTGCCTTATGATGCTTTCAGACATCCCGTACATGCAGTGGACCTGAATTCGTAAAAAGTTGTTGCACATTCGTGCGAATTGGGTAAAATGAAGACTGTAAGGTGAATCAGTGGGTGAGTTTTTTGCCCGCATCACGAGAAAAAAGTGAATACTGAATAGAAGAAGCAAGTTCTTTCGGGAGCTTGCTTCTTTTATTTTGGGAGGTTTCTATGACGCATAAGAAGTTGCTGGAACGCAATCGAAAAATTACCGATGCACTGCAAAATGGCGCAAAGGTCACGGACCTCGCGCAGGAGCACGGACTCAGCCCACAAACCGTCTACCATATCGCACAGGCTGAGATGGAGAAGCGGCGGAAAGTGACTTTTACGGAGTGGAAGGACAACCGCAACGACGAGATACGCAACCAGTATCAGGAAGGCATTTCAGCCGAAGAACTGGCAAAAGCTTTTAACCTTAACCGCGCCACGATTTTTCGTATTCTGAAAGAAGGCGGGGATTCCTACCACCGGCACCTCGACACGAAAATCGAGACCTCTACTTTGCGCCGCATTAAAGATTTCAAGCAGGGGTTTGTGGACTACGCGAAGAAGAACCCCAACACGCCGGTCGAGAACCTTGCTCGGGAATACGGTATCAGTCCCTCTTCCGGATTCAAGTATCTTCATGAGGCCGGTATCTATCGCGGCAAGGGACGCAAAAAGAAGGCAGCAAAGCCTAAGGGGTGAACCAGTAATGGGGAAAAGGAAAGCAACCCGCAGCGAAATCATCGAGCGAAACAGGAAGATTGTCAAAGACTATGAGGACGGGCTATCGTTTGAGCAGCTGTCCGAGAAATACGGGCTTTGCGTCAGGACCTGCTATCGCGCTCTCGATGAAGAACAACAGGCGCAGCGCATTGCGGAAGAACAGGACCATGCCAATCTGGTCGATAAAATCGTGGCGGAGTATCAGAAGAATACAGCTGTCCGCGACATTGCCGAAAAGTACGGTGTTTCCATTGGGTATTGCAGTGCCATTGCTGTTCAGGCCGGAATCAGCAACAAAGAACTCAGTCACCGTCGCATCACCCGCCGTCAGCAAAAACGCAACGATGAAATCTTCGAGAAATACCAAAACGGCATCGACGCCAAAGACCTCGCTAAGGCATACCATTATTCCTTGCCGGGTATTTACAGTATCATCCGGCGCGTTAGAAAACAGAAATGTAAAAGAGACTAAGTCCCCTGCATGATGTTGCAGGGGTCTTTTTTTATGAGGGAGGTAAATCTAGTGAACGATAACGAACGGACATTGCTTCGGTATGTGGTGGAAGGGGATATTCGGAAATCTCAGCAGCAGGCGAAAATCGTGTTGGAGGGGCTTACTGCTGTCAAGGACAAAGCGTTCAAGGAAACCTGTCTGCGAACACTTGCAAGTAAAAGTCCTACACTCATCGAACTGCCATATAACATGCAGGGGCTTTTGGTAGCGGAAGATTTGAGTGCTTTCCGAGAAGACCGGTTCCTCATCCGAGACGACGAGAAAGCGGTCATAGAGAAGATGTGCAAGACGCGCCGTGCTGCGCTGCGGTTGCAGGAGATGGGGATTCACTATACGAGTTCTCTTTTACTCATGGGCGAGCCGGGAACCGGAAAGACTGAGTTGGCGCGGTATATCGCTTATACGACGAACCTTCCTTTCGTGTACACGAATTTCTCCGGTCTGGTGAATTCCGCTCTGGGCAAAACACAGAAGAATATCGGTATGGTATTCGACTATGCGAGAAAAAGTCCGTGCGTGCTCTGCCTCGATGAGATTGACGCTATCGGGACACGGCGCGGCGGTAAGGACGATGTTGCGGAAATGAACCGTGTGACAATTGCCCTGATGCAGGAACTTGACAGACTCGGCAACGACACCATCCTTATTGCGACCACGAACCGTCCCGATACTCTGGACGATGCTCTGTTACGGCGTTTCACCTTTGGGCATACGGTAAGACCTCTGTGCCGGGACGATGCGCGTACCCTCGCAAGGCTGTTCTTTGCATCAGTAGGGTATTCGGCATCCGAAACGGAAATTGAATCGCTGCTCGATGACACTTCACAGTATTATACCGCAAGCAAAATCACGAATCTTTGCATCGACCATATCATCGATTGGGTTGCAAGTCAGGAGGTTACATCATGCATCGGAAAAGTTTGACCGGAGAAGCCAAGCTGAACCGCGATAAGGCAATGCTGAACGATTATATCGCCGGTATGCACATCGCGGAATTGGCTGAGAAATACGGTATCGGCTGCACGAATGTTAAGAAATCCCTTGAAGTGTTAGAGGGTTTTGATGCTGTGCGCCGCAATGACCGCAAAAGCCCGAATCGGAAACCCAACAATCAGAAACGCTTGTCGAAAGCCGACATGGAGCAGCGGAATATTGAGATTGCGCAAGACTACAAAAACGGGGCCTGGACCTTTGAAATCGCTGAGAAATACAATCTCTCTGGACAACAGGTCTATCATATCCTGCGCAGAAGCCCTGATTATACCCCGCACAAAGAGAATATCGGGTCAGCTGTACAGTTCAAGAAACGCCAGCGCAATGCTGAAATCGTTGAGGATGTCAGGGCAAATCCGTACATGACTGTCGGAGAAATCATGGATAAGTATGGGTTATCGGAATCCACCACCTATCAGGTATTTCGGAAAGCGGGACATCCGATTTCGGGCGGTCTTGTCCGTTTCGGTCCTGAACCGCCCATGAACATCCCGGAATTCAAGCACAGCCCGAAAGTATTGGGGCTGCGGCGTGAAGCCTTGGAAGACACCAAGACTCCGGAGGAAATCGAAGCGCGGAACAACGATATCCTGAAAGACTACAAAGCGGGTATCAAGGTAGAGAATATCGCAGTACGGTACAATGTCACACCGCGATTCATTGCGGGGCTTATCCAGAAATACCGGGCACATCATCCCCTCTACCGCAAGAACCTGCGCGGCAACGCTAAAATGAAGAAGAAGCTGCCGGAAGAAGTCTGCGAGGGGATTGCGGTAGAATACCAGAACGGGAAAAGCGTCTCCGACATTGCTAAAGACCATAAGATTGCCGTGGGTCAGACCTATAAGATTCTGCATGACTACGGAAAGCTTTCTGAATCACTGGCAGAAGCCGAAACCCGTAAAGCCGCGCAAAGCCGTTCTCCTATCACGGATAATGTAAAAGCCCGAAACCGGGAATTTGCGGAATTTGCACGGATGAATACCGGCAAAAATCTGCGTGACCTTGCGGATATATACGGTATCTCCTACAGCACAGCTGTAAATATCGCAAAGTCCGAAAACATCCATAAACGGGCGGGGGTAGTTGTACCGTGAAGGATTTCGAGTGGCGGTATCGCAGGCATCGTGGCACGGTAGCAGAGGAATGTCCCTGCGTTGCTGCTATGTGGCATCCAACAGCCAATTCTGTATCACCGGAGGAAGTCACCTGCGGCAGCAATCGCAGAATCGCTCTTATCTGCCCGAAATGCGGATACGGAAAGAACGGCGAATGGCGTCCCTCTATCGCCGGTGCATGTCGAACAGGCGGCGGATGCCCGGCGTGTTCCGGAAAAGTCCTTGTCGAAGGCGTCAATGATGTAGCTACCGTACATCCCGAAATCGCTGCACAGTGGCATCCGACACTTAATGAGTTCCCGCCCACGCGAGTGACTTCCGGAAGCGCAAAGCATGTATACCTTGTCTGCAAGGATTGCGGGTACGGCGCAAACGGAGAATGGCATCCGATGATTGCTTTTGCCTGCGGGTCCGGGGGAGTACATACCGGATGTCCCGAATGCGCCAGAAACTCACTGAGAAAGGCCATGAGAGCCCACTACGCCAAAACAGCAAGGAAACCTGTAGTATCAGTTGCATGCCCTCAAATCGCCGCTTTGTGGCATCCTGAAAACGAATTCGGCCCCGACATGTATACGACCGGCAGCTGCAAAAATATCCCGCTCGTATGCACCGCATGCGGGTACGGCAAAGACAAAGACTGGACGCCTTCGATTGCTGACGTTTGCCGGAAAGGCGCAAAGTGCCCGTTTTGCGGTAACATCGTGAGGTAATACCCTTGTACAGACAGAAAAACAAGACTCCCTATAACATGGCGGGTCAGATGAAGGTAGGTCTGATTGGTGAATCTGTCACCATGCACTATCTTGACTACTATTGTGAAAAGCACAAGGACAGGATTGCAGGATTTTCGGATGTACGGGATGACAAGAAATATCAGGAAGACGACATCGACTTCATTGTATACAGAAAAGACGGTTCTTCATTCACGGTTGAAGCAAAGGCTGACACCTACAAAACCGGGAATGTCTTCCTCGAAACAGCGGTGAATAGTTTCGCTATCGGAGAAGATGACAAGCTGCTGCGATTTGGAAAATACCAAAAAGCGATAGCCAAGCACTCGAAGGGATGGCTGTATAAGGAAGCTGACTATATCTTTTATTATTTCACCGAGACCAGGCAAATATATGTCTTTGAGCGCATGGCGGCAATGCACTATCTCAATTTCGCTCTGTGCTCGGATACGGTGTTCGTCCACGATGAACGAAGACCTTTCGGGAGGGCTGCGGAAAACAAAGAGCAGCGAAGTAACTACATGCAATACTACGGTACAGGCTTTTGCGTGAACGCGGAACAGATGCGCCGTTCTGATGTCATCGACCACCGGATGCATCGCGTCGGCAACAAGAGTCTGCGATTTCCGGAGCGCATCGAGCCCGGGAAAGTGTTTGAACATTTTGTAAATCATACTTGTATTTGATACACTTTCGCGCCAAAATATGGTATAATGCAAGTACAGATACAGAAAGCACTATATGTTGTACTTATGTACAACATTTTCCGTTCTGGACACTGTATGTGGCACTTTTGCGTTGACAAAATATGCGAATTGCAGATAATTGGTAGTAGGGTAATTTACCTATTTTTCGGGAGAGTTACTTCTCCCGAATATGCTTCTGTAGCTCAGATGGCAGAGCAGCTGTTTTGTAAGCAGCAGGTTGCAGGTTCGAATCCTGTCGGAAGCTGATGCCGGGAAGATGACCTCCACGCGGTCGGCATCGGGCAACAGGCTTAACCTCCCTTAGCTTGGCAAACATCTTCGCAGATAACATAAAACTCTTAGAAGATACCAGATATGCTCCGAAACAACATCATAGTTTTACACACACTTACATACACATCTGCTTGCAGCTGGTTGTAGAGCGGCGGCAAGCATCGTATCTGGTATCCCATAAGAGTTGCCGCTCATAAAGACAGCCTCCTCGCGGCGAGCGGCGGTAACACGGGTATTGAGCTCCCCGTGGCAAATGTCTTTTCTCTTGGGTCGTTAGCTCAGTCGGCAGAGCATCGGACTGTTAATCCGAGCGTCGCTGGTTCGAACCCAGTACGACCCGCCACGCGGAGTATAGCAAAGGTAGCTTACCAGCCCCATACGCTGGCGGTTGCAGGTTCAAGTCCTGTCTCCGCACCCATCGTCCATGCCATGACGTTAAACCGGCTATTCATGTCAATCGGTCGGACGTAAAATGACCGAAATATTCTGGTATCGAATACGAAGGTTGCAATGCACCATGGTTAATTCGCCCGCAGCGCACGGGAAAAGGTGGTTCAACTCCACCTGCCAGAGCCATGACCTGTTGGAAGCGATTCTAGCAGGTCAAATAAAACAGGGGGGGCACTCCGATGCAGTAATTACCGCGTCCGAATGTCAAAATCAAGGAAAGGGTCACACCGATGTACTGATTTGCCTGATGGCGGGCAGCTCCCGCCTTAAAACACCATAATAGGTAGCGCCTATCTGAGTGCGTCTATACCTCGGCGCACTCAGCCACCCGATGGGACAGCCTCCACGCGGCGGGTGGTGGACAGCGACTATGATTGTCACTGACGAATGTCCTTTCAGGAACCGCATTGCATTCCCTGTGCAAACGGTATCCTAAACGGTCAGGAAGCCGTGTGGGCGAGTGCTTCCTCTTGTGCTTCGGCGCAGAAACAACAAATCTCGTCCCGCTAAGCATGCATCGTACGAGCATCCCCGTTAAGCCGGGGCGCAGCCAGACGCGACATAGCCGAAAAAGGCGAGACTGCTGCGCGGCATCTGGTAAGTTTGCCGCAGTCTTACACAGCCCATAGCATTCCGTTGACCCGAATTGACAGGGAAGTAACGGCAGGGCTTGAATTGAAGTTGACCAGTGTCCAAAATGCTTTTCCGGATTCTTTCGTATCGTCCACGCAGAGATTCGCGGAATCGCTAAGAGGCACAAAGATGATGTTTCGGGGATGACGACCTACTAAACGGACATCATGGCGGGGCTAAGAGAGGGTTCACCCGCTTTTTCTCATGCAGGCATCGTATAGGGGTTAATACACCAGCCTTCCAAGCTGGTCACGCGGGTTCGAATCCCGCTGCCCGCTCCACCGTCGCCGTCACCGTACGCCACGACATTAAATTTAGCGAGCATGGTTCACAGAACCCGCGCCAAGGAAGCCCACTGCGTGAGCGGTGGGAGGAATTGGCGCATGAGTTTTCAAGAATGATGAATGTGTACAATCTGTAAATAAGAAAGCCACTTGATTTCTTTTTGCATCAAAAAATGTTATAATGCCGGTATAATCAATCAAGGAAAGGAGGGCTATTATGGCTTTCGGAAACAAGAATAGTACGCCATCGTTTGCGTTGACTCTTCCTATGAAAGTAACTAAACAGGATGAAATTTTTCTTTCCAAAAAGTTTCGCATTGGATGCATGGTTTACAACCAAATGGTTACGAAAACCACAAAGATGTGGCATCAACTGCGTAAAACGCGTGAATACAAAAATCTTGTGAAAGCCATAAAAGCTGCTCCTGCCAATAGTGATGAACGAAAAGCACTCTTGGTGAAGCGTTCCAATTTGATTAAGCAGGCAGGCTTTTCCGAGGGTGTCTTCCACAAGCTGGTTGTACCTTACCAAAAAGCGTATAACGTAAATTGCGATGTTGCTCAAAAAGTAGCGTCTGCCGTTTGGAAGGCATGGAACGATTTCTTTTACGGGAAAGGAAAAACCGTACACTATAAAAAGTTGGACGATTTTGTAACCCTTTCCGGGAAAAAAAATAACTGTGGTATATTCTTTCGCCCAGCAAATCATACGGTGAGTTCTTTGGAGTCTGCCAAGCGAAAAGCGAAAAACTCTATCGAAAAAAGATACTTCGATGCTTTTAGAAAGCCCGATGCCAAAGAGGGCAAAGAGGTAGTTCTTCCCAATGAAGTGAAAGCACAAATGGAAAAAGAGATTGCTGACGCCACGGCGAAAATTGAACCGTATATCGGAGATGGCAATCTGCGTATCATTTACGAAAAGCACGAATTCCTTGTCAAAGTGCGCAACCCCGATACTCAAACGGGCAAGTATCAACAGGAGGCGCTCAAATGCGGCATTAAGTATTGCCGCATTGTTCGCTCATGGGTCGGTACTAAATGGAAGTATTACGCTCAACTTATTTTGGAAGGCTATCCGCCCATCAAATGTGACAGTAACGGAGTTGCAAAACACCCTGTGAAGGAAGGTCGCATTGGCATAGATATCGGCACGCAAACCATCGCGTTTTGCAGTAAAGATGTTTGCGACCTTCGTATACTTGCACCGTCTGCTATAGCAGAAGCTCGCAATGGTCTTACCAAGGAAATCGCACGCGTTACGCGGCAAATGGACCGTTCGCGCCGTGCAATGAATCCACAATACTTCAATGAGAACGGAACCATCAAACGGCTAAAGCGCAAGAACGGACATAAGCAAATTCGTCATTGGAACTATAGTAAGAACTATTATCGGCTGCTGCATAGGCTGCGGGACTTGAACCGCAAACTTGCTGCTGTACGCAAAACGGAGCATTATATTCTCGCCAACGAATTGCTGTCATACGGCAACGAGTTCGTAGTTGAAGATATGAACTACAAAGCTTTGCAGAAGCGCAGCAAGAAAACAAAAATCAATCCCAAAACCGGTAGAGCGCATACCAAAAAGCGGTTCGGTAAATCTATCGGACGCTGCGCTCCTGCTTTGTTTATAACAATTTTGGGGCAAAAAGCAAGTCGTTACGGCGGCAGCGTTATCAAGGTCAGCACCTTCGAGACGAAAGCCTCGCAGTTTGACCATACCGATGATAGTTATACCAAGAAAAAACTGTCCCAGCGTTTTGCAAAACTTTCCGACGGAACCATTGTTCAGCGGGATTTGTATTCCGCATTCCTTTTATTGCATCTTAGAAAGAATCTTCAGTCCTATAGTAAGAAAACCATCAAGAAAGATTTTCCGCAGTTTAAGAGACTGCACGACGAAACAAAAGAACGCTTGAAAAACAGCCACGATTGGTTGCCTTCAAGCGTAGGATTCTAAAGCACTTATAATAAAAACAACTTAAAGGGTTTCGACGTAGCCCTATTGATTGCCTTGAAGTGCTGCTTTCGGCAACACTTGATAGGTGAAACCCTTGTTAAGGGAATATCTACACTTTTTATGCTGGCTTTTCGGGCATTTTTGCCCTGCCTTTAAGCTTCGCTTTGGGTAGTAAGTACACTGGTCTATCGAAAGATAGTGTATCTGGCAGCTTCATGCTGTTGGAAAACCCTGCAACTGCATTGCGTCAGCATAGAATTCCACTCCGTGAGGGGTGGGAGTACGTCAATTGTGGTCCGCTGTCGAATGCCCACGGACAGCCAAAAAATCAATCGGCAAACAGGTGCTGCACCTGAAGGTATCCGAAAGTCTCGGCATCAGTCGCGAATGGTGCTGAAAAACATCGGAGAGGATACAGCGCAGAATCCTCCGGGGTTGCTACCGGATGGTGCTGGACGCGAGGTTGGCTTCCTCGCTGAGGGGTGATAACCAGCATAAAACACCCTACCGTGCTTGGTTAGCTCAGTTGGTAGAGCAGCGCATTCGTAACGCGCAGGTCGGCAGTTCGAGTCTGCCATCAAGCTCCACGGTCCGATTGGGTGACGCGCTCTTTGAGAATCCGCCCAAGAAGCTGTCAGCGGGGGCATGCACTTGCTGACGGTTGGCTAAGTCCTTACGGAAGTCGTCGTAGCCGGAACCGAACACGAATGGGCAACGTAAAGCCCCGCACGGCAGAGCGTTATCTGCTATAGCGCATGACAACTCTAAGTAGGAAGGAGATGATTCCGATGGAGCAGGCAATTATCAATGTCGAAGGCACATCAACGATTGAAACCGCAGCGGCGGCTAAGAAGCTGATTGAGACCTTCGGAAGTCAGAACATCCGTGCTCTCTCGGTCAAGCGCTTGAACGAGAACAGTAACGAAGTCGTTGTTGAACTCGATTTTGTACCGGGTCTGGCACCGCATCTGCACGGCTTCGCTTTGCAGGTCAATGGCTTAACTGCGGGTTACGACGGCACCGGTCCCTCGAACCTGTACGAAGTTCTGCAGGCAGCTGGCGTCGATGAGCGCCTTTTGACACGTGAGGATATCACGCAGAAGAGCGACAAGACCATTCCGCTGCATCTGGAGCGCGAGGTCAAACAGTACGGCGAACTTCATTACGCGTAATTACTGGCGGGTCTTTCCCGCCATCATGGGGGCATAGCTCAGTTGGGAGAGCACCTGCTTTGCAAGCAGGGGGTCGAGGGTTCGAATCCCTTTGCTTCCACCACCAGACACATCTCCATCTTGGAAATCGTCTCTGGGCGTGCATTGTACTGTTACACAAGCGCAGTACGGTCATTTATTTGGTGCGGTACTCCTTAACTACACCACGAAGACGATAATCCTGCCCGCACCGCCCCCATCTGAGGGTCATTTACACAGGGTTACGTCAAGCCGAAAACATCATGCCGAGTGGCGAAAACGGCTGCGGCATGGGCGAGACAAATTCGTCTCGTCAGCCATCTTTTGAGAGCGACCTCCACGCGGTAGATGGCGGGCAACGCAGATTTCTGCGGCTAACACTCTCTGATTCTTGGATAGGTGTCCGAGTGGTTTATGGAACTGGTCTTGAAAGAATCCTACCCTATCCGCCATCAGCAGTCGGGTACACTCTGTACCCGGCTGCTTTTTACATATTTGCGCTTCTTTTCATCGTACCAGAATCGTTTTTTCCCCGATAGGAGCCGCTCGGATTCTGTTGCGATTTGTGAACATTACGTTAATCATGGTTGTACTTAGTACACTTTCAAGGAAAAATGTGGTATAATGCATATAGAGCGACAGGGAAAACGAAATATCAGAAGTCCTCCGCTCTTCACATCGTTTCGTTGATGTGGGGACTCACCCCACACAGTAAAAAGGAGAAGTAAAATCATGCGCAAAAAGTCTATGATGAAGAATGTGCTTGCAGTTGCCATGGCTGCTACAGTCGCAATCTCTGTTACCGGATGTAAGGGCAAGAAGAATCAGGATGCTGCCTCTTCTGCTCCTTCCACCAGCCTGAGCGATTCCGCAAGTACCGCACAGTCCGAAACCCCCGACACTGCCGAGAAGGAAGATACCAGCGTCCGAGAGCAAGGCTGAGAGTGAAGCCGAGAGCAAGCCCGATTCCAATGCTGCCAGCACCGAGAACAAGACCGCTGAGTCTGAGGCTGCTTCCGACAAGGCTGAGAAGCCCGCTGCCAGCCAGAACACGAACCCCGACAATGTTTCTACTAAGGATGGTCCCGCCAAGGCTCCCGTCTACAACACCCATAAAACCACCACCGGCACCAAGACTCCTGCCCAGAAGCCTGCTGCTGTGACTCCCGCTGCCACTCCCGCCGAGAAGAAGTCTCAGCCCGTCTACACCTTCACCGTGCGCCATCATGACGCCACCTGCACCACGCAGGGCTATGATGAGCATATCTGCAACGAGTGGGGCGGCATGAACTACAACGACAACTATGTTGCCGCCAAGGGTCATAGCTGGGATAACGGCACCATGACGAAAGCTGCCACCTACACCGAGACCGGCATCAAGACCTTCAAATGCAAGGATTGCGGTGAGACCCGTACTGAGGAGATTCCTTCTCTGGACAAGACCTACCACATCCTGCAGGTCGTTGCTCCTACCTGCACTTCTGAGGGCTATACCATCTATGAGTGCAATGAGGTTCCGGGTCTTACTTACAAGGGCAATTTCACTGACAAGACCCCGCACACCTATGATGAGGGTGTCGTGACCAAGGAAGCGACCATCTACGAGAAGGGCGTCAAGACCTTTACCTGCTCTGCTTGCGGTGATACCTATACCGAGGATATCCCGATGGTGGAGAAGACTTGGCACAAGGGTGATACGGTTGCTCCCACCTGCACTGAGCAGGGCTACACTGTCTACATCTGCGACCAGGACGCTACGCTGACCGAGAACCGCGATTTCGTGGACGCTCTGGACCATGATTGGGGCGAGGGTGTCGTCACCAAGGCTGCTACCTGCACTGAGGATGGCGAGAAGACCTTTACCTGCTCTCGTGACGGCGCGACCAAGACTGAGGTCATCCCGGCTGTGGGTCACAAGTGGGATGATGGTACTGTCACCACGCCTGCTACCTGTGAGGCTTCCGGTGTGAAGACCTACAAGTGCCTGAACGATGGCTGCACCGAGACTAAGACCGAGGAGATTGCCGCGCTGGGTCATAACTACGATGACGGCGTTGTCACCAAGGCTGCTACCTGCACCGAGGATGGCGTCAAGACCTTCACTTGCCAGAACGACAAGAGCCATACCTACACCGAGGTCATCCCCGCAACCGGTCACGATTACGATGACGGCGTTGTGACCACCAAGCCCACCTACACCGAGAACGGTGTCAAGACCTTCACCTGCCACAACTGTGGTGATACCTACACCGAGAGCATTCCGGCTCTGGGTTACACCTACAACGAGACCGTGGTTGCTCCTACCTGCACTGAGGACGGCTATACCATGCACGAGTGCGTGGAAGATGCCACCAAGTCCTTCAAGGACAACATCGTCCCTGCACTGGGTCATGAGTACAAGGAAGTCACTACTCCCGCCACCTGCAAGGACGCTGGCAGCGTAGATAAGGTCTGTGAACGCTGCAACGATAAGCAGCATGTCCGCGATATCCCCGTCAATGAGGAGCATCAGTGGGACGAGGGTGTTATCACCAAGGAGCCTACTGCCACCGAGCCGGGCATCAAGACCTATACCTGCACCGTCTGCAACAAGACCAAGACCGAGAGCATTGCCAAGGTCCATGTCCATGAGTACACGGGTCTTGGTGAAATCGTCAAGGAGCCCTCTTGCGAGACTGAGGGCGAGCGTTGGATGTACTGCACCAATGATGGCTGCGACAGCAAAATTCTCGTTCCTATGCCCGCTATCGGCTACCATGATTGGGACACCGAGCACACCGAATGCCTGAAAAAGGCTACCTGCACCGAAAAGGGCACCATGCTGATGCACTGTAAGCGCGATGCTTCCCATACCATGACCTACGACTACGGCGGTACTGGTCATATCTGGGATGAGGGTGTCATCACTACCCAGCCCACTCATGACGAGTACGGCGTCAAGACCCTGCACTGCAAGAACTGCGATGCGACCATGACCGAAAAGGTCCTGCCCACCAAGTACACCTTCACTGTTACCGTTGTCCCGCCGACTTGCACCGAGGACGGCTATACGATGCACAAGTGCAATGAGGATGACAGCTTCTCTTACAAGGACAACATTGTACACTCCACTGGTCACCATGCCGAGATGCGTGTCATTGAGCCTACCTGCAAGGAAGAGGGTCGCACCGAAATCTACTGCACCGTCTGCGGTGAAGTGAGTACCGTTCTCTCTACCACGCCCAAGAAAGACCATACTTGGGATAACGGTGTCGTTACCACCGAGCCTACCACTGAGCATGAGGGTGTCAAGACCTACACTTGCACTGGCTGCGGCGAGACCAAGACTGAGTCTATCGCTCGTCTGCCCGCGAGTGCTAAGGTGGCTGCAAACCCTATCGTAGCCGGGGCTGAGCCTGTTGTCGAGGTTCCGGCGCAGGAAATGAGCGCCGAGAGCATCAACGCCGAGACCTATGTCGCAGAGACTCCGGTTGAGTCTGCTGTACCTGCTGAAACTCCTGCCGAGCCCGTTGCTCCTGTTGAGCCCGCTATACCTGCTGAGACTCCTGCCGAGCCTGCCGCTCCTGTTGAGTCTGCTGAGACCGAGAAGTCTGCCGAGACTTCCGAGGACAGCACCGACACCAAGCAGGAAGATGCCGACATGCCTAAGGAGACCGAGGCTGAGGTCGTAATCGTTGAGGGCGCTGCGGAGTAAATCTTCCGTTTCCAACACTACAACAGAGGTCCGCAAAGACCTGAATCTATCGAGGCTTGCCGGGAAACTGGCAAGCCTTTTTTATTGTCCGGCAGACCCGCGTGGTGCTGATTACGACACAAAGAAAGGTGATACGAATGATTGATTATATTGAGAAAGCAAAGGCATTCGCCATGATGGCGCACAAGGGCCAGACCGACAAGGCAGGGGAAGACTACTTCACGGCGCATGTGGCCGTTGTCGCAGACGGCGTTGAGCCTGACCCGCTGGTGAAAGCTGCCGCCTACCTGCACGACACGGTGGAGGATACCGGCACCACGATAGATACCATCAGAGCGGAATTCCCTCAGGAAGTGGCTGAGGCGGTCTCTGTACTGACTCGGGAAAAAGATATGACATACGCAGAGTATATCTGGCGTGTTAAGCAAAACGACATTGCCGTCAAGGTAAAACGCGCAGACCTCGTCAGCAACATGGACCTTAACCGAATCCCGTATCCTCTCACAAGCAAAGACCTTGCGCGAGAAGCCAAGTATCTCCGTGCCTACAAGATGCTTGATGGCAGAAAGACAGTCTCTGCCGTAAACCCCTATGCTCTGTATGACTATCTCATCACCTGCGGATGGGAGAATGACCCTACTGAGAATTCAGCATCCGAATCCCCCGTTCTGAAAGCGCCTTCCGGCTCCTACAAGGTGCTGGTTCCCCTTGATATGCTGCGTACAGATTACGAGCAGCGCCTCAGAGATGCTCTGGAAACGCTTTGCGTCTTCGAGGCGGCACCGATGTGCGATATCCTCGGAACGCTCTTATACTGGACGCCAGCGCCCGCAGAGAGCAAGTCCTGAGCCGAGGAAAGCGCTATTTCTGAAACTTGCAAAGACTCGCGTTTGTGTTGCTGTTGCTTTTGCCTGTTTTCTGACGGGGCAGATTCGAGGCAGATTCAGCACTGATTCGCGCCAGACGAATACGACAAGCAAGCGCACAAAATGCGACTCGCTCAGATGTTAATTGTTTGTGAATCATACTTGTACTCGCTACAAATCCGCGTCCAAATATGGTATAATACAAGTATAAAAACAGCGATAAAATGTGATATTCGCTGTAAAATCAAGCCATGCAACTGTCGTCTGCTTTTGCGGATGACATACTATGCTCCAGTGGCGAAATTGGCATACGCGGCAGATTCAAACTCTGTTTTCTCCGGGTTCAACTCCCGGCTGGAGTACCATTTTTGAAATTAACTCAGGGGGGTGATTTCGTGAATAATATAAGCGCTGTGGCCATCGGAATGCTCATCGCCGCGCATCGTGAAGGTGA